CAGACGGCGCGATCAAATGCACATGGCCGGCTATGTTGCCGACCGCCAAGATCAAGCCCGAATGGGCAATTTATGGCAACACCGCCAGCTTTATTGTCGATCGCTTTAAAGACGGCTATCCAAGCGCCAGCGTGGCTCATTGCGAGTATGTGTTGGTGATGGTGTTAGATGACGTGGGCGACCCTGAGAAGGCGCCTAACATCCCATCGCTTGAGCCGACTTGGAAAATAGAAACGTCGCCGGGTTCTTTTCAATGGGGCTATGCTTTTGTCGAGCAGCCCACCAAGGCAGATTTTGCCGCCGCCATTAAAGCAATCGCCGATGCGGGTTACACCGACAAGGGCGCGGTCAACGCCGTGCGCAATTTTCGCTTGCCCGGCTCAATCAATCTGAAGCCCGGCCGTGATAACTTTGCGGCCAAGCTGGTGGAGTTTGAGCCGACGCGTGACTTTACCTTAGACCAAATCTGCGCCGCTTTGAACGTGACGCCCGCGCCTGCCGAGTCGGTCGGTGTGCGGCCGATCCGATTGTCAGATGACGGCGCCGATGATGTGATGGCGTGGCTTAGTGGCCATGGCGCGCTACTGTCGCGCCCTAACAATGAAGGCTGGGCTGGCGTGATCTGCCCTAACAACGCCGAGCATACCGATGGCAACCCCGAAGGCCGTTACATGCCGGCAAACCGCGCCTATCGCTGCCTGCATAGCCACTGCATCGATTTTGACTCTAATGCGTTTCTCAAGTGGGTCGCTGACAATGGCGGCCCCAAGCATGCCCCAGGCTTACGAGATGAGCTACTGGCCTTGGCCATGGACGCTGCGCTTTCCAAGCTGACGCCGTCCGACATGTTCACAGACGACGCCGCCGCCGTGATCGCTGAAGTTGAGCGAAAAGAACTTGGTCGTGTTGAGAAGTCGCAGTGGTATGAGCGCTTTGCGTACATCCAAGACGACGAATCTTATTTTGACATGCAAGACCGCCGCGAAATTTCGCGCCAGACTTTTAATGCTTTGTTTCGTCACATCCCTTGCAAGTCAATACATGGTAAAAACCCTAAGGTCGAAGCCTCGGTTTGTTTTGATGAGAACCGCCAAAAATACGGCGCGAAGGCCCTTGTCGGCATAACATACGCCGCCGGCGAATCGGTCATTGTGGCCCGTGACGGTGATCTGTATGGCAATCGCTGGCGCGATGCCAGGCCGCCAGTGGCCGCCGGTAGCGTCGCCCCATGGATGGACCACTGCAAAACGCTTGTGCCCGATCAGCGCGAACTAGATCACATTTTGAACGTGATGGCCTTTAAGTTACAGCACCCCAACATCAAAATCAATCACGCCGTGTTGCATGGCGGCGATCAGGGGTCCGGTAAAGATACCATGTGGGCGCCGTTCATTTGGGCCGTGTGCGGCCCCCACCTTAAAAACCGTGGCCTGTTGGACAATGACACAATGAGCAGTCAATTTGGCTATGCCCTCGAATCCGAAATTTTAATTTTGAATGAGTTGAAAGAACCCGACGCAAAAGAGCGGCGCGCGCTGGCCAACAAATTAAAGCCCATCATTGCCGCGCCGCCGGAGATGCTGACAGTCAACCGTAAGGGCCTGCACCCCTACCAAATGGCGAACAGGGTTTTTGTGCTGGCATTTTCTAATGACCCCGTGCCGATTAGCCTAGATTCTCAGGACCGCCGCTGGATGTGCATTTGGTCCCATGCCCCGCGCATGGCCGCCGACGCCGCCGCGCACATGTGGGATTGGTACAAAACCGGCGGGTTCGCGGCCGTGGGCGCCTGGCTGCAAGCGCGCGACGTGTCGGCCTTTAATCCTGGCGCGGCGCCTATGATGACCGAATTTAAATTAAACCTTGTCGAGCATGGCATGAGCATGGCCGAAAGTTACCTTGTCGAATTGATGCGCAATCGCCTGGGCGAATTTTCTAAGGGTGTGGTCGCGTCGCCTTTCCATGCATTGTGTGATCGCGTGGCTGGCGCCGCTCCGGCCGGTGTAAAGGTTCCCCAGCCGGCCCTATTGCATGCGCTTAAAGAGGCTGGCTGGGTCGATTTGGGCCGCGTTGCTTCGGGTGACTTTCCCAGCAAAAAACACATGTTTTGCGCGCCCGAAATGGCCAACATGAGCAAATCGGACATGCGCCGCATGGTCGAAGATTTGCCGGCGCCCATGGCCGTGCGTTTGGTGCGATAAAAAAAAGGCCCCTGTGAAGGGGCCTTAAAGGTTTTGGCAACTGCTACAGATCCAAAAGAACCGCCAGCAGCGCCGCCAGTATAACCGCGATCAATAAATAAGTCATCGCATCATGGCCTCCATGGCGCCCCGGCCCATGAGCCGGCGGGCCTCGGGGCCTTCGGCCAGGGCCATTTTATATTCATGCTCCGATACCTGGCCGCGCTCGAATCTATAACCCAGGTCGACATAATAATGGTCGGCATAAGTGAGCGGCGCCCAGGGCGCGATTATTTCCCGCATGAGTGGGTGCAAATTGTCTTTAACTTTCATATTGATCCTCTTGGGTGTAATAGGTGGTCGGCGCTTCGCTTAGGTTTTCATAGAAGCCGGTTAACGTGTTTTCGCCGCCGTACGGCGCGCCCCGGCCCTGGTGGCCCCGGCCACTATTGAGCGCGTAATAACGCGTTACATAGTCGGCGGTCGAATAAAAATAGTCGGGAAAATAACGGCGCTCCGGCCCCTTACTTTTGACAATTTTATGCTTACCGTTGCATTTTGCATGCTCCGCGAAAATGTCACGGTCGTCGTTTATTTTGTAGGCCGTGCGGCCAATAGTTACGGTTTTCATTTGGTTCCTTTTTAAATAGTGCAACAGCCGCAGCATGGCGCGTCGATGCACCGGCCGCGCGGGTTCCGGTGAAAAACGGTCGGCCCGTTGTCACCGTAAAAAACAACGCGAGAGTCGCCCGGTTCGGTTAACCAGGCGCGGCGCGTTATCGTGTCGAATTTAATATCATCGCCGGGGTTTATCCGGGCGCCGCTCCGGCTGCAATGGCCGGGGTATTTGGCCCGCATGGTTTTTATCATGATGCAAGCCTTAAATTAATGACGCGATGACGCGAACCATGCGCCGGGAAACCTACAATGGCCGCGCGCTGGCGCTGGCAAAGCTGGCATGTCGCGCAGCTTACATCGTCGCGCTGGGTGGCCGGGCAAACGACGACCGGCCGGCCGGCTGGCGTTTTTAGGTTTTCATTTTGCGTTGACGGTAAGACGACGACGACCGGGCCGGCGTTTTGATCGGCCAAATAATCGGCGTCATTTAAATCATTGGCCGATAAATTGACGGTGAAACCCCAGGCGTTTGCGTGGCGAATCCAATTTATAGAATCGGCGTCGCGATGATGCGAATAAGTAAACCCGCGTTTATCCTTATTGGCCGCGACAAGCTGGCCCAATTTGACCGGGTCAATTGTGCCGTTTTGCTGGGGTAAATCGCCAGCCTGGTTATGGCGCCAGATTTGGTTATCAGGCAAACGGGCGATTGTCTCGCAGAATTCGCCCCAGCTTGTGCCGCGCTTTTTATCGCTCACGGCGGCCCAGTGTAGCGCCAGCGGCCCGCTGGCCGCGTAGCATTCGCCTTTCATGCTGCAATCGGCCGGGCAACTGTCGCGTTCGGTCGTTGATACGGGGATCGGGCCGGTTTTGACGTTCGCGCTTTTAAGTGTTAAATGTACTTGCATGTTATTTCACCAGGACGTCAAAATAAGCCAGGGCGCCGATCGCCAAAAGTAGACCGATAACGACGGCCGCCAGGATATCTAAAAATAATGCTTTTTTCATGTTGTTTTGCCTTTATGTTGTTGGCCGGCTTTTCGCCGGCCGGTTTAAATTACGCGATAAATTCAGGGTGATTTGTGACGCCAAAAGCTAGCGCGTGGGCGCGCAGCGCTTCGGCGCTTTTCTTTGAGCGGGCCGCGCGAATGAGCGCAGATATAGCGCGCGCAACATAGTCAGGGCCTAAGCCAGCAGCGCTGTATTTTGTAATGATTTGCAATTCGCGAATTTCAGATTTAGTCATTTTTTGCCTTTAGGTTAGTTGATTTTTTACCGGCTTTTCGTTTGCCAGTGTAGCTATTGTAAACGATTCTTTTACACTGTCAACCCCTAATTGCAATTATTTTTAGGTTATGCAAATTTTGCATAATTGGGTCATTTGGGTCGTCGTTTGGCTATGCATTCGCGCTGGGTTGACCTAAGCGCCAGCGCCCGCGAATGCTGGGAATTTTTAGCTTTTGGGTCATTTGGGTCATTAAATACAAAAAACAAAATTGACAATTTTTATATAAGGGTTAATACCTAGTAAACCATGCATGCTACGCGCACGCCGCTCCGGCCGCCAATTTTTATCGCGTGACAAAATGACCCAAATGACCCAAAACCGGTTATTCCCCTGGGCGCCAGATCTGCGCCTTTAGGTCATTTGGGTCATACAAAAAACAATGACCCAAATGACCCAATGGCCATTGGCCAGCGCCGCCAGCTTGCAATTTAAAACAATGACCCAAATGACCCAAATGACCCAAATGACCCAATGGCCGGCGGCCGCATGCTTACCCTGGCGCGCCAGCTTGCAACATGTGGCCAGCCGGCCAGCCAGCCAGCCAACATGCGGCGCCAGCCGCGCGCCTAGACAATCGGCGGCCGGCTTGCCTAATGCCTGGCTGCACAATGCGCGCGGCCATGGGGTAGGCAGGGCCGAGCCCATAGGTCCGTCAAAAACGTACGGATCGTGAACAATTTTTTTATTGTGTAGAATAAAGCCACTCGCATAAGCGCAGGAGAACACATGTTCCATTCAATACCATTTACGCCGCGCAACGTGCAAGCGACAGAGTCACGCTTGAAAGCGGTGTACGATGCAGCCAAACTTGGCCTCAAAGGCGACACCTTAGCGCTGGCCGCTGGCATGCTGCCTACCGAATACCGACAACTCACGCAACTTGACCCCGTTGTGGAAATGGCTGCGCAAAAAGGCAAAGCCGACGGCGAGATCGAAATGGCCAACATCATGCGGGCCGCAGCGCTAGAAGGCGACGCCAAGATGGCGCTAGAAGTTCTGAAACATCAGCATGGCTGGGTGGCCAAGCAGGCTATATCTGTCGAAGTGGATCAGCGCATATCCATCACTGGCGCGCTGGCCGAGGCAACCAAACGGGCCTTGACAATCGAAGACGCCCAGATAATTGAACCATCGGTACAACATGCAATCGACCATATACAGCGCTGAAGACGAACAAGAGTTAATGGCGCGTCTGTGGGCGCCAGCAATCAAGGACAACCCGTTAGCGTTTGTAATGTTTGCGTTTCCTTGGGGTCAGGCAGGCACACCGCTTGAACATTTCAAAGGTCCGCGCAAATGGCAGCGTGAGGTGCTGACCCAGATTGCCGAACATATCAAGCAAAACCAGGGCAAGATTGACTTTGACACCTTGCGCACCGCCGTAAGTTCTGGCCGTGGTATTGGCAAGTCAGCCTTGGTCAGTTGGATCACGATTTGGATGCTGTCCACAAGGATCGGCTCGACGACCATCATTTCAGCCAACAGTGAATCACAGCTTAGGTCAGTCACATGGGCCGAGATTACCAAATGGCTGGCCACTGCCATTAACAGCCACTGGTTTGAGGTGTCAGCCACCCGCGTGATGCCGGCTAAGTGGCTCACCGAATTGGTCGAACGTGATCTTAAGAAAGGCACACGTTATTGGGGCGTCGAGGGCAGGCTTTGGTCAGCGGAAAACCCTGACGCTTACGCTGGTGTCCACAACTTCGACGGTGTGCTGGTGGTGTTTGACGAAGCGTCCGGTATTGACGACTCAATCTGGGCGGTGACGGCTGGTTTCTTTACCGAGAACACGCCCAACAGGTTCTGGATGGCGTTTTCCAATCCGCGTCGCAATACAGGCTACTTTTACGAGACTTTTAACAGCAAACGCAACTTTTGGACGACCAAAGTGGTGGATGCGCGCACCGTAGAAGGCACGGATAAACAGGTTTATCAGGGCATTATTGACGAATATGGGCCAGATTCCAGCCAAGCGCACGTCGAGGTCTACGGCATGTTCCCCTCTGAGGGCGACGACCAGTTTATACCGGCCCATTTGGTGGATGAGGCTATGAAACGTGAGAAGTATCAGGATGCCAGCGCCCCGATTGTGATTGGCGTTGACCCCGCACGGTTCGGCGCTGACGCAACGGTCATTGCTATCAGGCAAGGACGCGATATTGTGCGCATTGACAGGCACAGAGGCGACGACACCATGACGGTGGTGGGCTACATCATCGAGGCAATCGAGGAATTCAAGCCCGCGCTAGTGGTAATTGACGAAGGGGGTCTAGGCGCCGGTATTGTCGACCGCTTGAAGGAGCAGCGCTACAAGGTCAAAGGCATTAACTTTGGGAATAAGTCTAAAAACCCCATCATGTACGGCAATAAACGGGCTGAAATGTGGGGGTCAATGAAAGATTGGCTTAAGACTGCTGCAATACCACTTGACAGATTTCTTAAAACCGATCTAATTTCGCCTATGATGAAGCCCGACTCTAAGGGTACAATTTTTTTAGAGTCAAAAAAGGATATGAAGGCTAGAGGCTTGGCTTCGCCTGATGCGGCTGACGCGATATGCGTGACTTTTGCGTATCCGGTGGCTCATCGTGAGTACAATGAGATTGTTAAGCGCCGGTCTTATGCCGGCAGCGCTGGGGTTACAACTTCTTGGATGGGGTCTTAATGGCTAAGAAAAGCGTTTCATTATCTGTCGGGCGAGGCGAGAAATTGCCAGTGTCTAAGGGCGCAGGCTTGACAGCCAAAGGCCGTGAGAAGTACAACCGTGAAACTGGCAGCAATTTAAAAGCGCCAGCACCTAACCCAAAGACCAAAGCCGACCAAGGTCGCAAGGATTCATTTTGTGCGAGAATGGGCGCAGTGGCAGCCAACGCCAAAGATGGCGAACGCGCTAAAGCAGCCCTTAAACGATGGAAGTGTTAATCATGGCTACTAAACCTGGACTCTACGCAAATATCGCGGCAAAACGTGAACGTATAGCCGCTGGCTCTAAAGAGAAAATGCGTAAGCCTGGCGCCCCCGGCGCGCCGACCGCTAAAGATTTTAAAGAGTCGGCTAAAACTGCAAAGAAAAAATAACATGGCGAATACCAAACCTATTGGCGTTGCGTACGAAGACCAAAACATCATCAATGCGGATATCGTCAAAGCTACCGACATCGTTACTACTGGCACGATTGGATACGCATCTAGCGCTTTTGGCACAGTTACCCAAAGCAACAACAAAAACACAGCGGTAACACTTAACACGCCCTCTGGCCAGATTACTACTGCGTCATCGCAACTGGCTCCTAACGCTAGTGGGGTGTTTGTGGTTAATTGCAGCACAGTCAGCACCAGAGATGTGGTGGTGGTCAGCGTTGCATCTGGCGGCACTTTAGGCGCATACAACGCTTTTATTTCGGCTGTTAGTAATGGCTCGTTTACGATAGAGATTAAAAACGTGACCAATAATGCGTACAGCGAAGCAATTAAACTGAATTACGCTATTTTCCACACGGAGAGTTAACATGCCACTGGTCAAATCCAAATCACCCGAAGCCTTTCGCAAGAACGTTAAGGCTGAAGTCAAAGCTGGCAAGCCCGTCAAGCAGGCCGTAGCCATTGCTTACAGTGTTAAGCGCGAAGCAGAGAAAAAGAAAAAATAACATGGCACAAGACCCAACTGGAATCGTAGCGGCAGCGGCAGTCGCTGTTGGCGGTTCGGCCAGAGACAAAAGTAACGCCGACATTTTGGCGACTGCCCGATCACGCCTTGATATGGCGATGTCTGCGCTTTCCGAATCCCGTGAAGACGAAATTGATGATTTGCGCTTTTATGCTGGATCGCCTGACAACCAGTGGCAGTGGCCTGCCGATGTGCTGGCTACTCGCGGTGCGGTGCAGGGCCAAACGATCAATGCACGTCCTTGCCTGACAATCAACAAACTGCCGCAGCACGTTCGTCAAGTTACCAACGACATGCGCCAGAACAGGCCAGGCGCCAAGGTTATTCCCGTAGACGACAAAGCTGACTTACAAGTTGCTGAAATCCTCAACGGCATGATTCGCCACATTGAATACATATCAGACGCTGACGTGGCTTACGACACGGCTTGCGAGAACCAAGTGGCTTATGGCGAGGGTTATATTAGGTTGCTGACTGAGTATTGCGACGACGACAATTTTAATCAAGACATTAAGATTGGCCGCGTTCGTAACAGCTTTTCGGTCTACATGGACCCAATGATTCAAGACCCAACAGGGTCAGACGCCAAGTATTGTTTTGTTACCGAAGATGTATCCAGAGAAGACTATGAGCGCATGTACCCAGATGCAGCGCCCATTACAACTTTGCAATCTTTGGGTGTAGGCGATCAGTCAATATCCAACTGGCTCAATGAAGACACGATCCGCATCGCGGATTACTACTACATTGACTATGACCGCGCTACATTGAATTTGTACCCAGGCAACGCAACGGCTTTTGAAGGTACACCCGAAGACAAGATGCTGCGCCAAGCCTACGGCAAGCCCAAGCGCACACGCGAATCTGACCGTCAAAAGGTCAGGTATTGCAAGATCAACGGCTACGAAATCCTTGAGCAAAATGAGTGGGCTGGCCGGTACATTCCCGTAATCCGCATTGTTGGTAATGAGTTCGAGGTAGACGGTAGGTTATACGTCTCCGGTCTTGTGCGTAACGCCAAAGATGCCCAGCGCATGTACAACTACTGGGTATCACAAGAAGCCGAAATGCTGGCTCTGGCGCCCAAAGCACCGTTCATCGGTTATGGTGGCCAGTTCGAGGGCTACGAAGACAAATGGAAAACGGCCAACACAAACAACTGGCCTTATCTGGAAGTCAACCCTGATGTGACCGACGGCCAAGGCAGCGCGCTGCCATTGCCCCAACGTGCCCAGCCACCAATGGCTTCATCTGGCTTGTTGCAAGCCAAAGCTGGCGCATCTGAAGACATCAAAGCTACAACTGGCCAATACAACGCGTCATTAGGCCAAGGCGGTAATGAGCGTTCAGGCAAAGCCATTCTTGCGCGCCAGCGCGAGGGCGACGTAGGTACTTACCACTATGGTGACAACCTGACTCGCGGCGTTCGCCACATTGCCCGTCAATTGGTTGATTTGATCCCTAAGATCTATGACACCCAACGTATTGCTCGAATCATCGGTGAAGATGGCGAGACAAAAATGGCTAAGATTGATCCTGAGCAACCGATGCCAGTGCGTGAAATACGCGATCAAGAAGGCATTTTGATTGACAAGATTTATAACCCCGGCGTTGGCAAGTACGACGTTGTGGCAACCACTGGCCCCGGCTACGCTACCAAGCGTCAAGAGGCTTTGGAAGCAATGGGTCAATTGTTGCAAGGTAATCCTCAACTGTGGGCTGTGGCCGGCGACTTGTTTGTTAAGAACATGGATTGGCCTGGCGCTCAAGAAATGGCCAAACGCTTTGCTAAGACCATTGATCCGAAATTCCTCAATGACGGTGAAGAATCACCTGAGTTGCAGGCGGCTCAACAGCAGATTCAAGCAATGAGCCAGCAAATGGAACAATTGGCCGGAATGCTGGACAATGTGCAGAGTTCTGAAATTGTTCGCACAAACGAGATCAAAGAGTTTGAAGCCATGGTTAAGGCGTATGCGGCTGAAACACAGCGTATTTCTGCGGTGCAAGCCAGCATGTCGCCAGAGCAGATTCAAGACATCGTCATGGGCACTGTTCACGGCATGATCACAAGCGGTGATCTTGTTGGCGAAATGCCCGACCGCGAAATGCCAATGGAAAACATGGGTATGCCACCAGAAGAAATGCCACAAGGAATGCCACAATGAAAGCCGCTGAATTTATAGGTTTGCTGTTTTTAGCCAGGGATGTTACACACAGTGTGCATCTGAACACGCGCAGCTACTCCAAACATGTGGCGCTAAACATCTTTTATGACCGCATTGTTGGTGCAGCCGATGACTTTGCTGAAGCCTATCAAGGCAGGCACGGCCTGATTGGGCCAATCACACTGCACTCGGTCAAAAAGACAAATAATGTTATTGAATTCTTGGAAAGTTCGCTCAAGGAAATTGAAGACGCGCGGTACGAAGTGTGTGATAAGTCCGACAGTTCATTGCAACAGTTGATTGACAACATCATTGAGGTTTACTTGCGTACACTTTACAAGTTAAAATTTTTGGCGTAATTTAAACGCTATGGTATATTTAAGGCATAAGGAGCCATCATGGAACTTTTAAAACCACTAGCCGACACGGTATTCCCTGCCGCAACTGCTTCGTATACTGGCTCGGCTGGCTCGACCACTACATGGGCGGCTGGCCCTCAAGGCGTTGTAATTTGGTCAACAACCCCCTGCTATGTGGTGGTGGGTGAAGGCGTTACGGCTACCACCGCAAGCACCCCCATCCCCGCATTTACGCCCATCCCGTTCAGTGTGCCCGCTGGCACAGGCGCTCCTTGGCGCGTCAGCGCAATCCAAGTGAGCGCGGGCGGTTCGATTTATTGCAAAGCAATAAATATCCAATGAGTTTTGGAATTGCTATCAGAAACGCTGTGTCAATTGGGCTTGGCGGCATCGCCACGCTTTTTTCAGGCACGATCGACAACAGCTTGACAGTAGATAATTTACTGACAGAATCTGGAGCAAACCTTGTGCAAGAAAATGGCGACTATATCCTTTTGGAGTGATTAAATGGCTGACTTAAAAATTTCCCAACTGCCAGCGGCATCAACCCCGCTTGCTGGTACTGAAGTCCTGCCGATTGTCCAATCGGGCAGCACTGTCCAAGTCTCGGTTAACAATCTAACGGCAGGCAAAGCTGTTTCAGCAACTAGCCTTACCGCTACAACTGTCACAGCTACCACAGTCAACGGCACGACTTTTGACACCAATGTGGCTGCTGCTGGTGTCACACTAGCCGGTACAACATTGGCTGCTGACGGTACTGACACAAACATCAGTTTGACATTGACACCCAAAGGCAGCGGTGTAGTGACTACTGCTGCTTCATACAATGACGGCGCTGGAAAACTTCGTGCAATCCCTCAGTCTGGTGCGGCCAAGACCACAAGCTACACACTAGCGGTAACTGATGTGGGTGAGTTTATTGAAGTTGGCGCAAGCGGCGCGATTGTTGTGCCTGACGCTACATTTTCAGCCGGCGATGCAGTTGTCATTTTTAACAACACATCCGGCGCGATTACGATTACTTTGTCAATTACAACCGCGTATTTAGGCGGTACAGATGCTGATAAAGCTACATTGTCTTTGGCAACTCGCGGCGTTTGTAATGTTTTGTTTATCAGCGGCACTGTTTGCGTTGTGACAGGAAACGTGTCATGAGTGGGATTATTACCAGTTTTGTGGGTGGTAGCTTTGGCGCAAAGCCCGGCGCGCCTACTATTGGTACTGCCACAGCCACAGGCGCAACCACTGCAACAGTGGCATACACCGCACCAGTATCTGATGGCGGTTCGCCCATTACCTCATACACTGCCACATCTTCGCCAGGCGGTATTACTGGCACATTGAGTCAAGCAGGGTCTGGGACAATTACAGTTTCTGGTTTGACTGCTGTAACTTCCTACACTTTTACCGTTACAGCTACTAATGCGATTGGTACTGGCCCTGCTAGTGCGGCTAGTAATTCAATAACCACGCAGGCCACGCCAAGTCAACAAGCCTATGTAACAGCGGGTACATTCTCTTGGGTTGCTCCTGCTGGCGTAACTTCCGTTTCTGCTGTTGTAGTCGGAGGCGGTGGCGACAACGCGGCTGGTTCGTTAAGGTATAAAAATAACTATACGGTTATACCGGCTTGCTCTTATACGGTAGTTGTCGGCTCTGGAGGACTTGAAGGAGCGGGAAATAACAGCTATTTCGTATCTACAACAACTTTGCTGGCAAGGGGTGGTATGAGAACTACTACTCAGTATGGCGATGGCGGCGGGTGTGGTGGTATTGGTAATAATGGCGGTGGAGCTGGAGCTGCAGGATATTCTGGGAATGGCGGCAATGGTGCTATTAGCAATGCTAACGGTTCTGCTGGCGCAGGGGGTGGCGGCGGTGGCGGCGCAACAATAGGCTGTATTGCTGGTTGTTGTACCTCATGGTACGGCGGTGGCGGTGGCGGTGTAGGCATTTTGGGTCAAGGTTGTAATGGTGCTGGCGGCACTCGTTCTGGTGGAACTGCTTTTGGTGGCGGCGGTGGTAGCGGGGGTGCTGCTGGCAATAATGCTACATCTCGTGGCATGGGTGGCGGCGCTTACGGCGGCGCACACGGGAAGCAATCTGGTAGTGCACTTCAAGGTGGTGCGGTAGGCGCAGTCCGTATCATCTGGCCCGGAACCACACGCAGCTTCCCATCAACAAATACAGGGAACTTGTAAATGAGTATCAAACAATACCCCGGTGGCATCATCACCAAGAACCCAACGGCTCCAACAACTTCGGCAGCTAAAGGTATCTGGACGCTTGACCAAGCACAGAATTACATCAAGCAAGGCATCTGGCCTAGAAGCCCCGGCGCACCTACGATTGGGACGGCTACGGCAACAAGTTCAAGTACAGCTACAGTTGGATTTACCGCGCCCACTGATCTTGGTAATGGGTCAATTACATACACAGCCACATCTACCCCCGGCTGTTATACGGGATCAGGGGGGACATCCCCAATTACAGTTACTGGGCTTGGGGCAAGTACGTCGTATACATTTAAAGTAACTGGAGCAACGCCCGGTGGTACTGGCCCGGCTAGTGCTGCGAGTAACTCAATTACAACATCTGCCGCTGCAAGTTCGCAGTCGTATACAACGGCGGGCACATATTCATGGGTTGCACCGGCATGTGTTACTTCTGCTTCTGTTGTTGTTGTAGGCGGTGGCGGTGGGGGTAGCGGAAGAATTTGCTCTTGCGGTTTGTTTAATGGCGGCTCTGGAGGCGGAGGCGCTCTAGCTTACATAAATAATCGCTCTGTTACTCCCGGAAATTCTTACACAGTAGTTGTAGGTATTGGTGGCCCCGGCGGCGGAAATGGTTCTCTTGGAACTGCTGGCGGAGCAAGTTATTTTTGCGCCACAAATGTTGTTAGGGCAACTGGCGCAGCGGGTGGAAGTCCGTTTCAAACAAATGCGGGCGGTACTGTTACTGCCGGTACTGGCGGTGGCGGTGGTCTTGGCGGGCAATCGTGTTCGGGTACAGGAAATCGAGCGTCTGGCGGCGGTGGCGCTGGTGGTTATGCTGGCGCTGGTGGGTCTGGGGCTTGTTGTAAATTTAACGGCGCGGCTAGTGCTGGTGCAGGTGGCGGTGGCGGTGGCGGCGGTAGGGCGACTAGTTGTGTATCAGTTGGCGGCGGTGGCGGTGGCGGTGTTGGTATTCTTGGCCAAGGCTGTAACGGAGCAGCGGCGACTTCTACTGCTACTACGGCTGGTGGCGGTGGCGCGGGTTCTTCAGGAACTCAAGGGGTTTCCAGAACTTGTGGAACATTTAGTGGCGGTAATGGTGGAGCCTATGGAGGCGGCGGTGGCGGCGCAAGCAAAAGTGGAACACTTAGTGGCGGTACTGGGGGCGTTGGCGCTGTGCGTATCATGTGGCCCGGTAGCACCCGCAGCTTCCCATCAACTTGCGCAGGCGCACCTTAATATTTAACGGAGAAACAAATGAACCTTTATATTGAAACAGAAAACGGCACAACCAAGAATCACCCTGCTTTTGAGGATAACCTCATTCAGGCATTTGGATCTGTCCCAGCACACTGGGAGCCATTCACCCGTGTCGAGCGTCCTACGCCCGGTATCTACCAACTGCTAGAAAGTCAAGAACCTGTATATGCCAAGGTAGACGGCGTGTGGACTGACGTGTGGACAGTGCGTGAAATGACTGCGGAAGAGAAGGCAGCTAAACAACAAGAAACTGTTACGGCTTTCAACAGTCGCCCACAAGCTGAGAATTGGTCTGCTTGGACTCTGGACGAGGCTACCAACACTATGCAGCCTCCTATCCCACGCCCAGAGCTAGATGAAGCTAAGATTGCCGCTGGTATCTTTACATACTGGTGCGGCGCAGATGCAAACTGGAAAGACACTCCAGCTAAACCCGTTGATGAAAATCAATATAAGTTTGATTTCCTCGCTTGGCAGTGGGTTCAGGTTGTAAACTGATAGCCCAACCAACAAGGAGAGAACCATGGCAAAGACCGCCACTAAGAAGTCAAAACAGAAAGTATGCAAAGCCGCTGAATCAGTGGCTCAAGTTGTTCTACAAACGCAACTTCAAGTTGCGCATCATTTTCCCTGCCCAATCTACATCATTGAGCGTCCTGACTTCTTGGAATCCGTTAACGCTATTTCTGAAGAAGCCTTAGAAGTTCAGCGCAAAGAGCGTGACCTAAACGAAATCTATCCTGTCTACATGACAGGCAGTTACTTTGGTGACCCCCGTATGTCTGGGTTTTCTGAGTTTGTTGGTGCAACTGCTTGGAACATTCTTAATGAGCAGGGCTACGCCATGCAGGACAAAGCGGTGCAATTCACGGATATGTGGACACAAGAGCATCACAAACATTCGGCAATGGACGCGCACGTTCATGGATACGGCTCACAGATTGTTGGTTTTTACTTCCTTGAGACTCCAGAAGGCGGCTCTAACGTAGTGTTCCACGACCCCCGTGCTGCCAAGGTGCAGATTGATTTGCCAGAACAAGACATGAGCATGGCGACTCCTGCCAGCAAAATGATTCACTTTACGCCAAAACCCGGCATGATGATCTTTGCTAACTCATGGTTGATGCACTCGTTCACACGTCATGCGGCTGACCTGCCAATCAAGTTTGTGCATTTTAATTTGACTGTAATCATGGCTCCTCAAACGGCCTGTCCAGTACCAGCGGCTGAGATTGTATGAACACGTACCAGATTCGGTTCAACAAGTCTCGCGGGCAAGCTGGGCGCGGTTCTATGGATCACGTCTGGCGCGTCTTTGAAAACGGCAAGGAGTTCTTGTTTAAGAACATCGACATTACGACCCCCGTCAAGAGCGAGAAAGATGCTAACGGAGTTGATTACAACATCACTTGCCAAGGCTACATGACAATTGATCGAGATACATCGACTGCTGTTATTACTGCTAAAGTGAAAGTACCAGAGCCAGCATGATCAATGCGCTGGCTCCTTCTGTTACTGCTGTTGGGGCTAGTGGGAGCCGTGGCCAAGAATGGCTGTCATGTGCGCGAGTTCTACGGGATAGGCTACACAATTCACAACCCCACAGAACGCCATCTTCAAATGGTGATGTGGCTGAAAAACAATGCACAGTATTGCAAGCCAGAAGACTACGTAGTTATTTGGAACAACTTGCCTTCATGGGCGGGTACAGCGGATTCAGCAGAAACTAGAGGGCTAATACTTCGTGGATACAAAGACGCACTTGATCGGGAAAAGAAGTGAAGATCAGTTACGACAAATGGTATCCGATAGTTCAGCCTACCGCGACTACGCAGACAGATGTGTTTGCCAAGCGGGTGGAAAGGCTTGATGCCGAACGTGCTTTAAATACACAAATAGCACAGCAGGTAAAGAAGTTTCACCAGTATGAGTATGAGATTTATGAATACAGGATGCGGCAGATAACTCTGAACATTGACATCACAAACCTTAAACGCGAGATTGACAAACTTGTATGATCAAAAAACCGGTTCGCAAACCGCAAATGGAGACAAAAGAAAAGTTGACGCTGTACGTCACATTGATGGTAAGCACTACCCTTTGTGTCTCGGTGCTGGCCATGGTGACAGCCTTTATGTTAGGACTATGGGCCAAGGAAGTGGACA